ATTATCAAAACCCATCTCAACGACTTTTTTATCAATCGTAGTTGTCATATTTTAGATACCTCCTCGAATATATCATTTGCAATTTTTTCGAATATAGGTTTCATGGCAGGATTAATAAAATCGGTGCCTTTAACATATCCGCCATTTTTTGTGCCATGTCCATATTGTATAAGTATTGCAACTGGTGCTCCAAATTCACTATTACTATTTGTCCATGTCAGTGTAGCACCTCTATTTGTTACTTCAGCTACATAGTCCCATAAGGAGGCTGTTTCACCAGTATCTTTAGGTGTTGCTTGGGCAAGAGCATTAACACCATCTACACCATACTTTTTTAAAATGAATAAAACATCTAATTTTTTAGCATGATTAAGAAACTTTTCAGTGTTCTTAAAACTACCTTTTGTTTTAAATGTAATCATAATATTATCCAGTAGTATTTAAATTATTTCTTCGCATAGCATTAAGTGCTGAATTTCGTGAATATATCTCTTTTTTGCCCATCTTTTTTGCTGGTTGATTTTTAATATTACAAACATTAATCAATGTTAGTAATTTATTTAAATGCCATTTCTGACATTCAAATGGAACATTAAATGTTATCATCCAATAATAAATAATTTCAGCAGTTATTATTTCACGATTAACAGTATTATTATTTTTTGAGAAAGTTGTAGCGGTCATTGGTTCTTTAATATAGGCACTAACTTGCTCAATAATTTCACTAGTTATTAACGTGTATGCCTCAGGATCAACGTTTTGAGTTAATGTCATACACCGAATATAGTCTATTGTTTCAGGAATCGTCTTTTCAACCTTTGTTTGAAGAAAGGGTTTAAGCCATTTTGACTCCCATTTTGATAGGGAGATTAGAGAATGCTCTAATTGCAAATGGTATGATTTTGACATACTAAAAGTATTAGTTGATTCATCAAATAATTCCTTTGCAGGAATGGTGATATCCAACATTTCTAATCTCCTTGTCCATTATTAATTTACAGATTCTGTGGAATTATTCCATTAAAGAAGGAAACTGCTGCTTGTTCATTAGTTGATAGTTCCATAAATAAAATTACATAAGCCTCAGTCTCAGAAAAAGCTTTACTAAGTTCTGGACTCTTTACAAAATGCTTACCATCATCAGACTTTTCGCCATATGCTTTAAGAATCATACCTTTGAATAGTTCGATTAACTTTCCACTATCCTTTGCTGCGATGATCTTCTGTGCATATTCAACAAACCCACCTTCTGTGGATAATTCCATTTCAGCGAGTTCAGCTTTAGATAAATTAAAGCGAAAATTTTCTTCGCGTTCAACACCATTATAATCTGTATATTTGATTGTTTTAACTAACATTTAAAAATCTCCTTCAAGAATTTATAAGGAGCCCCTAATCTAGAGGCTCCTTATTCTAAACTAAAATATATTAACTAGAGGTCAACAGAGAAATAACTTCTGCAGGAAGGGGGAGACGACCAGGAATAGCATTCGCTGGAGGATCAATAACTGCAGCAGTACCATATAGAATTGCTTCAAAAGCTGCCAGATCACCACTATCAACTTTTGTCGAATCGATAGTGATCAAAGAAACTGGAGCATAACCAGTAACAACTACTGGCGTACTCTTGAGTTCCCAACTAAATGCAATAGCTTCTGGACTATCATTAATCGTACTATATGCACGTTCTGACGGAGCAGCCTGTAGACCATAAACCAAATGTAGTTTATAACCATAATCCTGTCCAGTAGAATCATTCCCTACCTTAGTACGATAACTTAGACCAAATACACCACGTGTCTGTTGACTAAGCATAACACCATCAACAGCCTCAATGGAACCATCCAAGACAGCAAATTCATCTGGATAGGTATATGCTTCAAGAGTTGCAGCAAATTCTTCTGCGGAAATAAGATTTAGATACTTAATATTATCGGCATAAAGAGGAGTAGCTTCTGCACCGGATGGAGATTCAGTAACACTGATCAAACCATTCCAAGCATAACCAGCCGCATAGGCGTTGTTAGTAATGGTGTATAAAACACCATGATCAACACCTACTTCGTACAAACGTTCGCCCATAGCATCCCAAGTAAGTAACTGAGCCATTTTTTTGTCCTTTTCTAAAAGTAAAGATTAAATATATCATGATTTAAATTATCTGCTGTAAAATGCCGTTCAAAAGAACATTTAGGCATAGCAGCAATTTTATCAGGAATAACACTATCAGGATTTTTATCAATAATAGTCACTAAATAGCGTTTCCCAAGTGTATATGGGGAATTATTAGCATATTCTGTTTTGATATAATCACGATTATAAATAATACAAGGATAATTCAAAGAAATACTTTCTGGAGGTTGAAAATATACATTAGTAGAACCTAATATAGATTCAAATAAAGTATGTAAGTCTAATCGACTACCCATTATACACACCTCCAACCGTTAAATTAATTCGAGGTCTTTGTATTTCAAATGAAGTAATTTTCCATTTAGCACCCATCCATTCTATATATCTCAAATTTTTAATATTTTGATTAATATATTCATCAGTTAGAATACTAAATGTATTAGTTATAGTGATATCATCATTCAGATTTTCACTTTTTTCCCACCGTTTGTTGTTACGGAGAATGTCTCCAACACAGTCACGCTCCGTAACAACTTCGGTATATACTCCTGGCGAAGTTTCCTTTGTGTAAACATAGCCTACTTTTCCATGAAACTTTGCCATTTTGATTCTCCTATGAATTAGCTACCTTCAGCAACCATTTCAACAACAACGGCTGACTTAGGCAGAGTCAAAGCACCAGAGCAACGAGTCTCGAGTAGGTACTTCTGCTGGTTATAATCGATGTCGAAATCGTCGAACATCGATACTGCGCCACCCTTATCAGCGCCCATCGTATAGTCTTTCAGATTCACGATAATGCACTTCAGATCATAAGTAGCGGGAGCGGGAGAAGTCACATCACGGGAAACATTCTCCATCACAGGAACTTCAACAATAGCAGAAACACGAAGTGTTGCAGCCAATTCACTCTCGGTATTGTAGAGACGACGACCAGTCGTGTCCTTCTGCAGAAGCAGATCAGTCAAGAAATCGGAAGTCGTGTACATAACGGGCGCACCAGAACCCTTATAGGAAGAACGAGAACGGATAATTGCATCTTCCATCTCGCCAACTTCAGCGTCAACAGGAATAAGAACACGATGAACATACAGATCCGCATCTTTGTAGATGGGACGAATATTCGTTTCGCTAATCTTATCAGCGCTCTCAACATCACGACCATCACCAACTAGTACTGCACGAGCAAGTTCCTCATCCAGCATAACACGCATCTCGGCCTTCAACCAAGCCACAACGTCCAAATCGACGATATCAATGATATCATCACGATCCAGCTTTTGTTTCTTATATACCGTGGTTGGGGTGGTGGTGCGGGTCAAGAGAGAAACAATTTCTTCTTTCTTCAGACTTCCCTTAACATAACCCAAAGCACGAGCATCATCTGCAGAAATATCAGCAGTGTTGCTCTTAATACGAGAAAATGGCGAATGACGAGTGCCATTAATAACACCAGCAACCCAACCCATATCACGACCATAGAGGGTCGGAGAAGGAGTTACAGTCTGAGCATCGGGGAACAAGTAATCGATATTCTCAATACCATATTCCACTGCATGCTGAATCAATGATTCTTTAAAAGAACCGATTTTGCGAGCATCTGCAACAATTGCACTAAACTGATCATGAGTAAGAGCAACCGTACCACTATAATTGTCACTTTCGAAAATATTGTGTTTCATTGTTTCATCATCTCCTTGTTCACTAGATTGAGTTAAATTCTCGTCTTCCATTAATTGACCAATAATGGCATACACTGCCGTTTTCTGTTGTTCATTAAGAGTATTAAATACTTCCTCAACAGTTGGATCTTCACTAAGAGCGTGTTCAATAACTTCTGTTTTAACTTCTTCTTTCACGTCTTTTTTCTCCTCTTTAATTTCAGATTTACTTTCTTCTTTTACTTCTTCTTTTACTTCTTCTTTTACTTCTTCTTTTACTTCTTCTTTCACATCTTCATGAGTAATAATATCTTCAGGAAGTTTAAAATCTTCTCCACTAAAAATAAATGCTTCATCTTCAAGATCAGTGAAAGTATCATCGCCATGGGACATCGATAGAAAATCGATAGTCGCACCAGGATTTGCTCCCGATAAGACAAGACTTACTTCTCGAATAATACCATGCGATACAACTTTTGCTTTTTCAACTAAACTATTTGCATAAATTGACAAGGAGGTAATATCACCATGCTTTACTAATAATTTAGCTTTTTTACCAGGTTCAGTGTCATTAAATACACACCAGGTATATGTACCATCGCCAACATCTTCCAAATATGCATGACCTAGAATATTATCAGGTTCATTATGCAAATGTTGCCATACTAATGGAACTTTTGTACCATGATTTTCTTTAAAGGCACCAGGTAAAATAATACGACCATCAGCGCATTTCACATTTGCTTTGGTCGCATAACCACTAAAGTCAAATTTATCTGGTCTACTCATCTAAAGTCCTTTCGTTTTAATTTTGAGTACTTTCTTCAGTACTACTAGGTTGATTTGTAGGAGGATTTAAATTTTTATTCTGCAAATCATCAGCGCCTTTTTGATCACTAGGTTTATATCCTATAATACCACGAACTTCATTGGATGACAAAATAGCATTACGAGTAAAACTATCTGCAATAGTTGCTAGTTCTGTTGTTGGAACATAACTAAAAGGATCTCTTATATGGATGATCGATTGTCCCTGAGATCTAGCAGTTTTTGTTAGAAAGGTTCGCTCCATTGATTCTGTTATTCCAATAATTATAGGACCTACTGTTCGATTGTAATAATTTAACATCGCTTTTTCATCAGCAGTACCATTAAAAATTTCTGGTGTTAACCCCAACTGACTAAATAACATATTTGTTAAATATTCAATTTGACCCATCAAATTATTTTCAGCAGGTCTATTTAACTGTGTTATTTTTTCTGTACCATCAGTATAAGCTATACCATATTTAGAGTCACGTAATTGATGTTCAATATCTGTTCTACGAGCCTCAGCTTGCTGTTGACGAGCGGGCGTTTTAATTACATAAGGTAACTGAATAATTAGATCTAATTTACCAGAACCACTTTGATTATCAATAACATCCAACAAATTTAATTTCGAAATTAATCGTTGCAACGTCGAATTTGATTCATTCATTACAGAATACAAAGGATTCTCTACAATTGCTACAAATCTTTTTGATAATATAATTTCTTCTCGTTGTCCTCGTTTTTGATTATAGACATTTACTTTCACATGTTCAGGATACCATTCTACAATTTTACCAGTTCTTAATGTTAAAATATCATAAGAACCTAACAATGGATTACTACTAGTATCTGTTGGAACGATCGCAACGCACCCTTCGTCACACATAGACATAACGATATCCTGAATAAGAGCTCGTCCTGTTTGATCGATATTGGCCTCTACTGTTAGACATTGATTTAAAGAACTATCAATTAAATCAGTATAACGTCCATTTTCATCAAGACGAACGTGCATTACTGGCATAGATGCAACGTCTATTCCTAATCGAGTAATAACTGAGGAAATAATAGATCGTTCATTTCCCATTCTAAAACGAGTACGATCTAGTCTATAAGCAGAACTTGGTCCAATATTAGCAGCAACTGGTAAATAAAAATCTTCCTCTTTACTACGAAAAGCATTCCATGCATTTCTAAATCTATCTAACGCGTTTGGCACTTATGCATTACCTCCTTTCTTTCAAAATTACTTAATATTAATATGCAGAACCAAGAGTAATGCGTCGCCAATTCTTTCCTGATACTAAATTTGCAGCAGAAGCTACATATAGATAACTTGTATCATATAACATTGCGCCTGCAGCACCAACAGTACCATTAACACCACCAGCTAAATGAGCAGCGCCAAAACTACCGTTAGCCATAGCCGTTCCAGTAATAATTTCATTAGCTGCTACACCAGCGACATCAGCAGTTAAAACAACAGTAGTTCCAGTACCTTGAGAAGCCTCAACACCCTCTGTATCATTATCATTGATAGTGCTAATTAAAACACCATCAGCATTAGCTGCGCTACAATTAGTTCCACCAGTTAAGGTTACACCAGCAAATACATTTGTTCCAGCATCAAAAGTTTCAGTTGTAGCAATACTATTACCAACTGTTCCACCAACAAGAGCTTCAACAACACAAATATCATTAGCAAAATCACCAGCAATAACTAATGGATGTGCTACATTAAACTCATCATTTCCATTAATAGCATCAACGATATTTGCTTGAGCACCTGCTTTATCAGCACCAATAGAAATCTCGCCATCAGCCGTATCTGTTCCAACAGGTACAAAAGTATATACCTTAGTACCAATCGTCATGGTATCGCCACTCGTTGGTTGAGTATCGATAGTCAAATTACGAGAAGCTTTAGTTGTATGAGATTCAATATCTACAGGAATATTTCCTGGAGCAGTTGGGGTCTGAGAAGCGGTTGTCAAAAATTCATAAATTTGTTCACCAACCAAAACTTTTTCAGCATGAATAACCACACCAGTTAAGGTCAAAGTTCCAGTAGCATTTACAGCGTTTACAGGTGTTCCAGATGAAACTAAACTATCAATAATTTCTTGCAGTTTGGTTCCTAAATCAACGGACTGACTTTGTTCATTCGTTACATTATTCATTACTTTTAGTTCAGTTGCAGTTAGATCATTCATATTTTCTCCATTTAACTATTTTTAAAATCTCTAATAAAACTTAAAGTTACAGGATTAACAGATACAACTTTTAAAGAATCTTTTCTATCTAAAACTATAATTGGTGATTCTGATAATACTCCAGCATCAGCTTCATCTAGAGTTAAATTAAAACCTTTCTTTTTTAAATTATCAAAATATTTTTTTTGAAGTTCTTTATTAAAACCAATTGTAATTTTAAAATCTTTATATGCTTTAGCTTCTTTTCCTGTACTTATCAATTTATCATATTCTTTTTGAAATCTTTTTTCAGAACCAAAAATTCGTTGTTTTGCCTGTGCTTTTGCTAATGATTGAGAAAAAGTTCCATCTTTCCTCATTAGTTCAACAAAAGTATCAATTCTTTGCTTCTGGGAAGGAGCTATAAGATCTTTTGTAACAACCATCTTCATATTAAAAGTTTTACCGAAAAACATACTTCTTTGCATATAACCTATAGAATCTTTTTTCTTATATGTTGCATATGCATGACCACTATGTTCTTCATTAGGTCTAGTAGAAACTCGATTTAAAATTGTACCTTTTCTAATAATAAGATTATCCGATCCAATTTCAGGTTGTTTTCTAACTCCCCATTTCATACCCTTAACACCAGTATGTTCTAATTCGCTATCATTCATATTTATTCGAATGCTCCTTTATTTAATTTATAAGCCACATAAGCATCCATTAGTGCAGACACAGGATCTATTTTCTGTTCATAACGTTTCTTAAGAAGTTTTCTATTACCATTAGTATCTTCTAATGTAATAGAATTTCCCATTGCAAATGACATTAACTCTTGATCAAATATGAGCATTCTTTCTTCCGAGAGCGTTTTTATTTCACCTAATGGAACGGATTCAGTCTTTGCGCCTTGAATAACTTTCTCAATAGCATATGGACCATTTTCCTTTTCCCATCGTTCAATAAATTCTCTAGCATTATATGGATCATATCCAACCGATCGAACATCGTATGATGAATCATTTATAAAATTATCAAGATCCTCATATATTTCCATCATATCAAGTACGGTACACTCAATAACTTGAAGACTTGTCTCATCAATAAATTGATCATATTTTGCTCGCATAGCGCCAGGCAATTTCTTTAAAGTTAATGATGAAATATAACATCGAGTCTTTACTCCAAAAGATCCATTTGGTAAAGGAAATAAGAAAGTAAATGCACAAAAGTCATCACCTTGAGAAAGGTCAAAGCCCAATGAACATGGTTGAGACCAGAAATCTCTACGTCTATGTGGAATTGTCTCTTCATAGGTAAAGAAATAAGTATAACCTTCCATAGGTATACCAAATCTCTTAGCAAGAATATCATTTCGAGTTGAAGGAATCTTTTCAGCTCTTTCAACATCTAGTTGATATGTCTCATAAGTGACAGTCCGTCCAAGATTTGGGTTTGCTTTTAACCACATTCTAGGATCGTTTACTTCTTGAATATCATCTAACTTATAGTAAAAAATTGATACATGTGGATTAATATATTCACCTTTTAGGATGTCCATTAACTCCATTTTAATTGTATCACCACTACTATTTCTTACAGTTCCTTCAGAACTCATAGCTACAATTAAATAATCATCTAATTTTGAAGCGCCTTGTTCAATTGCCCCAACAACATCCTCACGAATATCACCAGATAACCATTCATCAATTGTTGCTATTTTTGGTCTTAGACCTTGCAATTTATCAATTGCCATGGGT